TTACCCGAAATTGTTTTGATAAAGTCCTCATCCTGCTTGTACAAGGGATTTGCCTTATAGGAATCGACACTCGTTGAGATGATGTGAACGATGAAATCTGCATCTTTGAACTCCTTGGTATAGGAAGGAACAATAATATGGAAGGGATCAATAGCCTCAAAGTCAATGCGCTTCTTATCCTCGTTCCAGACTACCTTTGACACACCACGCCCGTAGAGAAGCAAGTTATCAATTACGGAAACAATCTCTTTCTGGAAGTTGGTGCGCTCACGCATCTGATAATCAAACCAACGCTCGGCTGAAACTGTCAGCGGAGCTAACTGCTGGCGCATCGGCACGAAGCTGGAAAGGATGTCGTTACCAATCGCGCTGTTGACGAATGAAGGCTTTAACTTCTCAATCGCTGTGTCAATCAGCTGAACGTGCAGGTCGGCGGCTGTAGGCCAAGGCTTGACCTTACGGCGTACACCAAAGTAACGGGCTTGATAGAACAACCGCTGGCGGTTCTCCCAGGTTTCGCGCTGGTTAAGAGCCTCGATGATTCTCGTATAATATTCTGTTCTTGCGGTATCTTTAGCGTTCATTTTTGTCTTTCTCTGCTCAATTCAAATGACAGATCGTTGACGTAATGTAAAGCGCGCTTTGCCCAAGCGCGTACTTTTGGATCAGCAGTACGGACAGCAGAATAGTTTTCATCTCGTATTAAAGACTCAACTGCTCCCGTTGTCTGTGTTACTGGTGTCGTTGTTGCGCAACCACCAAGACTCACTACGCAGATCACGCTCAATAGCTTCGCGATTCTTGCGCCAATCGGTTTCAAGGTTTTGTGTCCGCTTTTCTTTCCAACCTGGAATGATGCGAAACACGGCTGCGATGATCTCAAGGATTGCACGCAGCACAAAAGATTATTTAATATTCAGTCCGACTGTCTTGAGGAAGTTTACGATCTTTTCCAAGAACGTATCGTCCGCTGGGGTCGGTGTGAGTTTAACAATGATGCGAGCTGCAAGAACGATGCCGCCAACAGCGGCTACGATCTCTTGCCAATTTGAAGTAATCCAATTCCAGATATTCATAGTGTTTATCCTCCTGGGTCAAATCCAGCCATGACGGGATCGTGGGATACCATCATTTCTTGAAGTGACTTCCAAGTTGGACGCTCTATCTGAAATGTCAAGTCAAGACCGACATTTGTGCTACTGAGGCACAAGGCCAGCGCGTCAGCCCTATCGGGTGAGGCTATGCCTCTGGCACGCATTGAGTCCTTAGACTCCACGCCTAGTTTGCCCTTGCTGTTGGTGATTGTACGCCTGCAGGTCAACTGCGCTGTCAAGTCCTCATCCTCTGGCAGTATGATCTCAGCATCCTCAATCTTCTTTGCCATCCCATACCACATCTCAGCCGATCTGTTGGTATAGGCGTTGTTGTCGTAGGCCGTAGCCCCAAAGTTCACGCGATTGACTACCCAGCCAGACTCAGCCAAGGCATCGCACATAACCATCCCCATGCCACTTGCGTCAGCGTAGATATTGTTGGCTTCCAGCCCAGCCTTCTTAAACTCGACTATAAACCTGCCTACGGCTGCCATCGTGTCTTTCTCACGCCAAGCGATCATAGGCAGGATCTTGTTGCCATCGCTTATGCAGATCACGTTCTGATCGCCGCCCGCTGCAAAGTCCACGCCTGCTATGCGTACACCTGGTCTGAATCGTGGTGGTGTGTTGTAGCAGTTCTGTAGCTGGGTGAGGCTGATAACTAGGCTTTCCAGTCCTATGTCAACAAACTCGCCGTAGATCATGGATCGGGTCAGAGGGTGCTTCTCGCCGTAACGCTGGACTACCTCATCAATCTGAGTCTGCGTGATGTGCGGACAGTCAAACGCTGTGACTGCGTGCTTCTGCCACATATTTGCTTCCTTGGTAAACGCACGATAGAACGCACCGCTAGTCCCTCCAGGGCTGGATGCGATTAGCAAGCGGGTTGGTTGACATCGGCTGATGGCCTCGAACAACGGGTCGGCTACGGTCTTGGCTTCGTCCACCACCATCAGCAACGGATGGTATTCGTGGTCCTCTGCGTGCCAGCCTTCAGCACGCCCAGGATCAGTCGCTGAGTAGCCTATAATGCGTGATGTGTTGCCGTTGGGGTGGAGGTAGCGAATCTCGCCAGATGTGACCTCCCAAGCACCACCAAGCTTGGCAATGTGATTGCGCAGGCTAGGCCAGAGTTGGCTTTCGACTTGGCGGAAAACGCCTGCCGTAGTTACGGCGATTGATCGCGGGTAAACGAGCGCGTGCCATATCAAAATAGCCGAAATGACGGTGCTTGTCTTGCCAGAGCCGTTGGCTGCACGCAGGGCTACGCGACAGTCTCTAGGCTCTAAATCACGTAATACCTTCCTTTGCCAATCATAAAGATTGATGCCCAATACATTAGATGCGAATGCAGAGGGTTTAGAGAGGTCTTCGAGTATCTCTTCTTGACTACGCTTGGGAGGTTTTGGCATTGGTGATGTTTAAGACCTCTTTTTGTTTTGAGCCAGAATAATTTGGGGGGGTTTATGCGTATTAAATGGGGGCTGGGGGGTTGGCGGGTGGCGTGGTGGTGGGCGGATACTTGGCTAGTGACTCGGCTCTAGGCTTGCGTAGTTTCATTCGCTTGTGACGAGGCTTAGGCAAAGTTTGCTTATGTGGTGAGATAATTGGCTTTGAAATTTCGGCACAAGTGCTTGTAGTATCAATGGCATCACCAGCAGAAGTCGCACAATAAAATATTGTATCAACTTTGTTTTTGGGTGGTTCTATATTGATAACTTCCGCTTTCTTCTCCTTCTTTCTGCCCGCGATGCCAGCGAGAAGTGAGGCCAAGTTTCCGCTGATGCCGTGCGTAACATCCTGGCTAACTTGCAGTCGGGCAGAGGGTTGCGCATATCCGTACACTCGTTCGCTCATCCACGCTTTAGCTTGCCACGATTTCTGACCAGCCAGTTCTATGTCTCGCAGTAAGGAAAGCTCGTGCTTTTTTCTGGCGGACTCTACACGCTTAGCGAAATCTGGCTTTCTACTCGCCCACGTTTTGATTGTGGAAGGATTGACGCCAACTAACGCACCAGCCTTTTCTAAAGTAAATCCAGACCCGCACGCCGATATGATTTCCTCGGCCAATTCTTTGGTAAATATCTCTCGCCCATTCTTAGCCTTTTCGATAGGTGCGGTGGAGTCCGCTGCCGATTCATCCATCCGCTAAAATTACCATATTCCAGGCAGAAAAAAAGTGTTGACCTAATAGACAAGCCGATATAGTATGCATCTTATCGAGGGAGATCCGATAGGAACTTCCGAGATAAAAACAAAATAAAGGAAGCCAAGCACAATGAACAAAATCAAAACACCAGACGATTGCGGAGACAATAAAGTTATATTCCGATATGATGATCCCATCTATTATATCAAATATTATGCTGGGCAAACTTGGAACGGCTGGGACTGCGTCCGAGTCGATAAAGCCACATTCGATCAGTTAAGGAAAATATGTGAGGAGCAAGGAGGAGATGTGGAGGATTACGACAATGCGGAGGCAGACGAATTTGGTTTGTATTCTCTCGACGGACATTGTACGCACGTTTGCGGGTTTACTCATAAAGGAATCTTTGTGACTAATCCTTTTCAATCTGACTGCGGAAGATTCGAAGCAGATCCAGAAAAGGATTATGGATTGAACCACGAGGAATTAGTTGAGATATTTGGGGAGAATTACAAAGTGTTAAAAAACTAGGCGATCAGACCCCGAACACATTTGCAAGAGTGTGTTTCGGTCTGGCCGATAGGCTGGAACAAAAGAAACCAAAAAGAAAGGACACATAGAACAATGAGTGCATTATACGGAACGATTCAAGGAGCGAAGGGTATGGCAACACGATGTGGGCATCGTGAATTGGTGACCCACTCTGCTTGCTGGAATGGAGCAGTAAAGGTTGCCTTGCAACACGACAAGAAAACCAATTCGACATCATATCGTGTCGAGCTAGTGCCTTGGCACGGAACTGGTGAAAACAAATTGCTGGCAGAGGGAGTAATGGAGAAGCAATCGTGATATGCTTCTCCATCTACTCACGAAATGGCTCATTCGTCTGCCGTTTTATGGAACGCAGCCGAGCCGAAATGTGGAGGAAGTTCCACGGCATCCAAGATTATGTAGTGAGAAAGGAGGTGTGGAATGATTAAGGCATACACCATTTTGATGTTTGGGATCTTGTTAGGCTTGAGCCTAGCAAGCTGGATTGAGTTGGTTTGGAAATAGTTTTCCCTCGTCCATCCTCTTAACCGAGGGTGGGAGAGGTCAAACTCGATAGAGATGGCCTAACAAACAGAAAAGAAAGGACACACGCACAATGAGCAAAAACTATTGGGAGTCACACAACATCGGAAAACAAGTTGGAGAGTATGCAGACAAGTTAAACCTTGAATGCATAGCAACTGGTGGAAGTTGCGACTTCATCGTCAAGCGTTTCTATAATGAAATGGTTGCAGTTTTGGTTTCAGAGTTTTGCGAGTGTCCAGAGACTCTGAACGAAGTTGCTTGGGTATCAATTAAACTCAATTCATCTTGGGTTGAGTCTGTGGAGTTAAAGTTCGAGTCAGCTAGGAAGGCGATGCAGTTTATGGCAAGCCTCAAGGATGCTACATCGGTAAATATAGGGGAACTTGTAGCCAGCTAGTCCCTCCTCGATCCACCTTGTAGCGGAGGTGGACGGAGGATGGATTTTGGCTCTCGCCAGGGCATCCTATAAACGGCAGCGCAGCCTATAAGGAGAATATGAAAACTAAAAAAAGAATTAGCAAAAGAATAAAAAGGATAGGATGCTTTGAATATGGTTATATCAGAAAGCCATCCGAAATGTTGGGAACGATGTATCCGCACCGCCCGCATTGGTGGATTCAGCATCTTGGCAATGGATTGGATGCAATATACAAAACCAAGCGGGAATGTTTTGAGTGGATGAAATTATGGGATTTAAGATGACTGAAGACGAAATTATCAAAGCCTACCTTTCGCGCTTGGGGCGTAAAGGCGGGAGCGTCAAGGGTCCGCAGAAGGTGCGACCTAAAGAACACTATCAGAAGGCGGTGGGTATCCGTTGGGCTAAGTATCGGGAGCGTCAAACGGAAGCGCAGACACCCAAACGGTAGCGTAGCCTTTCGCGGGAGCGTTAGCCCTATAAGGGTGCTGCAAACGGCAGCCTAGCGACCAATACGGCAACAGCAGGCTCGGTTTCCTAGCTCCTCAACCCTAAATTTGACTACTGGAAGGTCTCGTGCATCACCTTTCGCGCGAAGACGCTTAAAAACGGCATTTCTGCTCAATTTTGAGGCATCCTGACGTGTTTTTTTGGCTACTTTTGGCATATTACCAGTTTTTGCATGACCACGCACGGGCTGTTAGCTTGCTGGGAGGGTTGCTGTCACACTTATGCCTAGCCCTAAAGCTACGCCTGCGCTCTGGATTGCTCTTCTTGATGGTCATCTTGGGGTCACCATAGCGGATAACCTTGCTTTGCCCATCCTTACACGCTCGGACTACGAATTTACGCGCCTCTCCAGGTGTACGCCTGGGGCTGTTGCAAGGCAGTTCTCTAGGATTCATCATCTACCTCGTCGGTATCCCAAACCTCAGGGCAAGCATCGTGGAGCGATTGTAGTGCCTTCTGGTGACTCTCAAAGAAGCCTGACAGCCTCTTGACCTGCTCGGTAAGGCTGTTCCATTGCACCTCAAAGACCTCATAGGAGCAGTTGGCATTCATATCGTCCACCAACTGGCCTAGCAAACGTAGGACGCCATGCAACTGTGCATTCTCACGTTGAAGCAGGGCAATGAACTTGTGCGCTACCTTCAACTGCTCTCTATCTTGGTTCAAACCCGCCCTTCTTGGCTTTCATCATGCGCCACACCTTGGGGCTGATGGTGCTTTTAGATTTAGGACGGCTAGTGCCAGCCTTGCGGCGGGCGTTAATGTTGGCGTACAAACCAGGCTTACTCTTGTTCATTTCACGATTGTACCACACCCACCACCTAATAACCAACTTCGTTCCTTGGCAGGTGTGAACGTGTGCGAGCCAGCCCAGCCCAGCCCAGCCAGCCCTGTTTGTTCATTTAGGAGAACGCTACGGAAATAGCGTAGCGTAGTAGGGACAGGACGGACTAAGGAGTCCTGTTCCTACTTTTCCTTCGCGAATTATTCCTTATATATATAAGGAGTCTGACTGCTCAAGGAATGATAGTGTTTTGAAAGTGGATTAGAAAGTGGTCTGATTGGCAATATACAAGCCACTGTCAGACAATATCTTGTTAGCTTTATGGAGGCGTTTAAGATAGCGATAAAAGGTACTTTCGGATACTTCCAACTTTTCGATGATATGGCGGCATAAATCACCCGCTTGCCACTGCTTGCTACCCATCTCGGTTAAGAACCTTTTATCGTCAACAGCCTTGTGTGCGCCTGGCTTCTTTAGCTTGTCGGGATTGAGTGCAAAGTTGGCTTGGAACAGCGGGTAATGCCACTGAACGACAAAGCTATCTACTGGCGGAAAGTTACGCAATGTGATGTCACAAGTGTAAGTCTTCTCATCCTCCTCGTGGGCAGTCAGAACGACCAAGGTATCTGGATTACGGGCGAACACGCCCGACCCACTGAAGCGGTCAATCGACTCCGCACCCGACTTGTTACCCTTGCTGAAGTGGTGTGACAGAATGATCGAAAGATTGTGGCGTGTCGCTAGGTACTCAAACTCATTCATCAGACTCGACATATCGCCAGCACTGTTCTCATCTCTCTCACCCATCAGCATATAGTTTGGGTCAAGGATAATCGCTTGGTAGCCCTTGCCTTCGATTTGCTTCTCAATCATAGGACGGATGAGAGTCAAGTCGGCAGCGTGGCCTCGTAGCGTCCACACATCAAAGTCATCGGCTTTGTCTTCTAGTCCTTTGGCTTTGATAACATCGGCTAACCGATTGCGGAACGACCACTCTTGGATCTCAAAGTTAATGAACAACACCCGCGACATCTTGCACTGTTGCCCCCACCAAGGCACGCCAGCGTGTAACGAAAGGGCTAGGTCAATTAGACTCCAACTCTTAAACGCCTTGCTACCTCCACCCAGCAACATCTTCCCGCCTCTGTGCAGCATTCCCTCAATTAACGTCTCTGGTGCGGGTAAGTCTTCCTTAACAAGTTGTGCATAAGATTTGATTGGCGGCCACTCGTCCGTCTTCGGTTTGATACCTAGTGCTACTGCTGGCTCTATCATTTTCCTCCTTTGCAAAACCATAATAGGCTTTGCATTTTGTCTTCTCTCTTTGCCCCAGGAATCCTAACGGGTTGACTGGGTTTGAATGTTGCAGGATCGCAGCCCAACGGAATAAGAAAAGCTTTTAATTGTTCCACCCATTCGTTCTTTGGTGGCATCTCAAACCAACCATGCAAGCTCTTTCCGCCAGTATCCACGACAGCGTGTAGTTTCATGCTGAATAAATCGCGCATCAATTGGAACACCGCGCCCATCTCTGGCTTGCTGAGTACATCCGACTCGACAACCAAGAACACCCTATGCTCAACCGTATCGTTGGATCGGCTGACTGTACCCTGCTTGTAGCTCGCTCCAGTTGTGTACTGTCCGATTGGCTCATCCAGCTTCTTCCACTCGTAAGCGATGCGGAAGTTCTGTGGATGCTTCCCGCTGTCCGTTACGTTGCCTATCCAGATATTGTCAAGAGCGTTGAACAGCGATAGGAACAACTGATAGTCCTGCGCTGGATCGCCAAGCTTGGTCGGACTTTCCTCGTACATATCCGCTGGGTCCCAAGTGTAGTGAGTCAAGTATCGTTGCTTGTTGGATTCAGCAATCGTCTTGATCCTGTCCAGAACCTCGGAGTGCGGGTCTTTCTTGATGACCAACTTCGGTACGGCTGTGCCACCCGACATAATGTTGACTGGCTTGTAAAGCACATCGCTCGATATGGCTCGGCGCAACTTGCGGTTAGCCTCATCACGATACGGCGTGCAGGAAGTATGCCAGCAAAATATAGTCGGCGCGCCATCTACAAACACCGTTGTGTCACGGATGCGAGTGTGGCTGGTATGAGCAGCCTCGCCTGGACACTTGCACAACCCGTGGTTCTCGGACTGCCAATCCACTTGGCCTACAATCTCTTCAGCTTGCCGTTGTTTGTCGTTCATATCACAAACTCGCTTGGTACTTTAAGGTATTCAACATAATCCTGAATGTAGGTATTGCTTATTGTAATTGACTGATCGTGTCCAAATTTATCAAATGGAACAATTAGCTTGAAGGCAACCCCAAGATCACCATTTAATCCAACTAGAAACCAGTAATCTGTTGGAAATGTATCTGGATCTGATGAAGCTTTAAACTGATACCTATTTTTGTTTTTTTGAAACGTGGAGGTCTTTATGTGGAATCCTCTAAATGTTCCATCATTCATTGCGACTATCCGATCTATCTTTGTATGAGGATTGATTGACCTCCACGCATTCAGCCCATTGCTGATTGCCCATATATCAAACTGCAACTCACCTATCTCGCCGACTTTGTGCGAGTAGTGCATTGCATCAATTGACAATGCTGTCGTGCTTAATGTTTCCGTTTCGGCTGCAAAGCCAAACAGATACTGTTCTGGCTCTTCGGCCAATCCACTAAACATCTTTATCTCTTCACTCATAGAAATTCAAACTGGCTCTGATTCAAGGGGTAGACACACTGAGGAAACGCCCGATGCAAGATCTCCTTGCATACCACAACGCCAGTTAGTTATTTGTCTTATAACTCAATCGCCTTTTGCGATGCAAGCACAATATCCTGCGCTGTTATATTCCGCAGAGCATTGCACCAGTATTGCGTCTTGGGAGTTTTGTTGGTCGCATCCTTACACTTGGCCTGTGGCAGCCCAGCGTGTGGACGGCAAGGCGCGTGCGGACAGGTATCGGGCTTGAATATCGATACGTTCTTAGGGTAAAAACTAACACGATCTTTTGGATCGTAACTTCCCCACAACGACACACACGGCGTATCCAACCCAGCAGCCATGTGATTGACACTGCTATCTGGCGCGACAACAAAGTCAGCCCCGCTGATAATCGGGAACAGCGAGCGCACAGCCTTAGTACAGTTAAATAGGTCAATCACTCGCGGATGATCCACCTTAAAGTTGTTTGAGTTATCCAGCCCAATAATCACAGCGTGATGTTTGGGGTAAGCCTCAAGCAACGCCAGCACCGCCTCCTGCCCCATCGTTGGCGGGTAGGTTCGGGTCGGACCAGAACTGCTGACATGATAAGCAAAGAACGGACTAGGCAACGGCCACTTGCCCATCGCCTTTAGTTCATCGTGGTCTGGCTCAATGAGATGTAGAACTGGCTTACAATACTTCGCCATAGTCTTTTCGTCCCATACACCCATCCACTCATAGATCCGCTGGTAGCAGTTGCCACCGCCAGTGCCTAACTTCGTGTTGCCAACCTGCCCGCTGAACAGATCGTCAGTAGGTAGGTGTGCGTCAAATGAATCCCAAGCCTCCAGCGAGGATGGCAACGGCCACAGCTTTGCACCCAGCCCAGCGTAGAGAGGTAGGTTACGAGCAGGAGCGTAAACCTCCACAACCCCACCCGACTCCTGCACCAAGTAGTTTACGAAGGCAGTAGCAATGATCGCGTCACCAATTGCACCAGCGCGGTAGACGGCTGTTGCACCACCAGCAGCACGCCCTTTGTAGTACGGCTTGATCTTGTGCGGACAAGGGATTGAATCGTCCCAAGTTGGTCCAGTTAGCTCATCGGGCAGCACATAGGTAGTGCGCGGGTAGAGCATGTTGTCATCGACCTTGTGAATTGCGTTAGTGTTATTTGTCCATAGTTTCATTTGGTTTTCTCCTCTATAATAAAGAACACAGCAAGAATCGCTGTGACTACTGTGATAACCGCAATGGCAACAAGAAGCTTTCCTATTGCCAATCCTGCTCCGACAACGATCCAATCGTATAGTGCGCTCATTTGGCCTGCCTTTCTATTTTGTTTTTTCTACTGCGTCAATCCTTTTCCCAATCCAAGCCATGCACGGCACGGCCATAGAGTTACCAAGAGCCTTGTATCGCGGACCATCGGGGCATTGATCGGCTGGCTTGTTACGCCAAGGAATTAGCGTGTGATCGTCTGGAAAGCCTTGCAGTCGTTCGCATTCTCTCGGTGTGAGCCTGCGTACTGCCATTCGGTTATCACTAACCGCCACCTGATTATCCCCCATCTCCTTCCGCAATGTCGGAGATAGTTCTTTTACAAATCTGCTCTCGTTGCCTTCTCTAGTTGCAATGCCAGGCTCAAAGGCAATCGCCTCCTGCACCAACGGCACATTCCCACCACCAGTTCCATATCGTGATACGCAACTAGGAGCGACATCGTGTGGGCCAGTTACTCGGCTGTCGTTGGGGTGGTTTTCGTAGAGGACAACCTTGACCTCAGTATCGCCAGCCTTTGTGTTTGCCTTGAGAGTTGGGCAAACAGATTTCTCGGTTAGCTTTCCTGTAAGTCGAAGCTCGGAAGTTTGAAAAGCAATTGCGTGCTTGTCTCCTTTAGTTAGGGTGGGCGCAGGATCACCTGGCTTACCCACCCCAAGTCCATTTCCCTTTCCGTCTTGCTTGTTACCACGCTTGCCAGCGTTGCGTGTGGCTTGATCGTGGATTGGGATTGGAAAGTAAAAACTTTCAGCTTGTTGCGTCAGTTGTTTGCCAACTTGTTTTGCTAGTCCGCAGTCAATCGTTGCACATACATCTGGTATGCCAGCGTTAATCGCTTCGTGAACTGCCTTAATCTCCATCAAGGCTTCGTCACTACATCCTCCTCGGCTCCCTTTGCACTGGGTGATTGTTGGACTAACTCCAACGCCTGCTTCAACATCGGTGGCAACTCCTTTCCGCGTTTCTCTGCTCGGCGGAGTATCCCTGCACACGCTTTCGGACTCAAATAAAACCTTTGCGGCAAGGTTCCCTTCTCCAAGATGTGCGACAACGAACACACGTCTGCGTCTTTGGGCCACTCCGAACCATTGAGCGTCCAAGACTCGGTATGCCCACTCATACCCCAGCTCCCCCAACGCTCCGAGGAAGGAACCAAAATCTTTTCCTCCGTTAGATGACAAGACACCAGGGACATTTTCCCAGACAAGCCATCGAGGTTTGAGACGTTCAGCGATCCCAAGGTACGTAAGCATAAGATTACCTCTGGGGTCTTTGAGTCCTTGCCTGAGTCCTGCGACTGAAAAGGATTGGCAGGGTGTGCCTCCGACCAGAAGGTCAACTGATCCGCTTTGTATATTCCATTGTTCATATTTACTCATATCTCCTAGGTTTGGTACTTTCGGCCAATGATGCTTCAGCACCGCTGACGGAAATGGCTCTATTTCTGAAAACGCAACTGGCTCCCATCCGATAGGCTCCCAAGCCTTGGACGCTGCCTCAATGCCAGAACATACGGATAGGTACTTCATACGCTCTGCATCTGGTAAGCGTGGTCAACCAATTCTCTGACGCATTTGGAGTATTCGTTCTCATTCCACTCATAACAAAATATCTCGGATCTGAATCCGCCAGTTTCAACCCACAGCCTCCATCTATATCCCTTCTCATCCCATTCCTTCCTCACCTGCATCGCCAACTCATCCTTGCTTTTCATTCTTCACCTACCACTTCCTTGCACACAAGGCTTGCCGCATCCACCATTGTAATGATCTGGATCATATCTATAGCGTGTCCGTGAGTCGCGCGATTCCTCTCAACTACAAGCTTATTGCGTGCAATTGAAAGGATCTCGCGCGCCCACTTGAGCCTAGCTTTAGCCTCGACTTGCATTACGAACCAGACCGCATCCGAAACTTGCGTGGCTTGCTCTTGCCTGCTGCTGACAACGCAATGGCAATCATCTGCTCGCGCGAGCGAGGCTTACCGCCTGCTCCACGCTCGCTACCCTTCCTGCGATTATCCCTAGCCAACTCACTCATATTCTTCGATACGTCTTTACCTAATGGCATATTCTGTTTTCCTTTCTGTTTATGGTTGTTCCGACTTGTGAAGATCATAATAAAACGAATCCGTATCCTCCGTCACCCACTTGTCACTCTGATTCTCCACGGATGGAAGGTCGGTATCAACCCGAAATTGCTTGAGATTATCGGGCAACTTCTTGGTAACCCAATTACTATCCCGCCAGAAGATTCGATTGTTCGGCATGCAAAGTAAGTAGCCATCATCACCAGCGAATACATGACCGCACTTGTAGTCTGACGGCTCATCGCTGTAGGGATTGTTAAACCAATCCACAGTAAATAGGTATGTACCCCAAACCTTGGTCGCATCCCTAAGTAGTATCTGTGCGCGGTGGTAGGCCAAGAAGCTGTACTCGGTCACGGTTACATTCTCAGAGAAGCAATCCCAAAGCTGTTTGTAGTTGAATGGGATGTCGGACTCTGGCTCGTGAGTGTATATCTCCGATAGGGGTACTCGACTCCGCAGCATTCCAGAGTCAGTCATAACGTGGAAGGTTAGGATTGCACCAGCGCAAGATTGCAAGGCGAAGACGTAGACGTTGTAAAACTCCTTGTCCGACTCGTTCTTGGTGAAAAACGACTTCCTCACCATAGCCTTTAAGCTAGGGATGTTCTCGTTGAGCGTTGCCATTATCGCCAAGCAGGTCCAGTAAACCAAGCCACCAACACCCAGCGCGTACCCCAGATAGGCGCACGCGCACGATGCTCTAGGTAGGATGGAAACCAGCAGCCTGCTCCTTGCTCGCGGACGAACTGAGCGTTCTCCATATCAGCCTTAACCTGCAACCCTCCTCCGATATACTCCTCTGGCGCGGACAGGTTCACCACAGCCGTAAGCTTGCGAACTGGTGCTTCGGATGTGTAGGTGTCCCAATGCCAGGAGAACTTCTGTAGTGGGCGGTAGCGCAGGATCTGCAACTGTTGGATGCCCTGAATGTCGAATCGCCATTGCTCGGCATTGATGCCGTCCGTAATCTCGCGCATAATATTGTAGATCCAGTTATAATGCTTGGCATACGGAATCCAGCACGATGAGCAGGTTCGCGTACGTGATACCGTACGTGTTACTCCATCCTTCGATAACACTGGCGCACGCTTCATCCCGATCACTTCTGCATCCTGGCGCAGCATCTCACACTGCGTCTTGGTCAGGACGTAGCGATCTACTGATGCGGTCAATACCTTCTGCTTAAACTCGGTCATTTGAGTTCCTCGCATAGTTCCAGCAACGCCTTGTTCAAAGCGTACTCAAAGCAAGCCATCTTATCTTTAGCCAAGTGCTGACGGCCAGCCCTTGCCAACGCCTCGTAGAGATCATCGTCGACATCGATCATTACCCTTACGGATTCTTGCTCTAATGTTTTTACCAGAGTTATCTTTCTGTTTTTCTTTTTCATCTGTCTAGTTCCTTTCTTATGATTTCGATTAACTTGAAGATCAAGTAACCAGCGCAGTAGATTGCCGACAAAGTCAGCGAACTGTAAAGCACAAACCAACCGATTACCCAAACTATTGAGCCAATATCAAGTAGGCAGAACATAGTCGTTTTCCTTTAGTTTCCGTAGCAACGTGCGGTTGTCGATCTGCACCCCGCTTGCCCTGCACCACCAGGAGACAACGCCAGTCTTAAAGTCACGCAGTAGCTTCTGTACTTCGTGCGAGTTCTTATACTCCAGAGCATCGTTTAGTGGCACGCCTTGGTGGCCTTTAACAATCTTCATGCCCTTAACCATCCCTCGCTTGCGTAGCATCCGCAGGTCGCGGATAGCTTGGAGTGCAACCTCTCCAGCCAACTGCTGCACTCTGTCATCGTAATCACCGCGACATAGCTGGGTTGACCTCACCGACCAAGCTCCACCAGCTTCGCTTCGTCAGCCTTAATCTGGTTAGATAATCTAGTTAGATCATTTGACTGCCCAGCGTAATGAATAATCATCGCATCCTTGTAGCGGTCCAAACCAAAGTGCGACTCCACGCTAGTCATGCAGTTGAATGACGGATCAAGCTCGGTCAGCGGGATGTTCCACAGGTGCGCCATCACGTTGAGCCATGTCTGCTCGGCAAAGTGGTTAGGGTGCAGGCCAATGGGCGGCATTGATAATATACCAACGGCCTTGGTATGGACTACAAACACGCCAGTATTTACATAGAACTTAGGCTCAATCACTCCGCCGAAAGCTCCAGCCAACTTGACCATATCTGGCTTGCGATCCAGATAAGCTCCCTCGTCAAATGCACAGAACACGCCAGCGTCATCTGAAAGCTTGGGGCAATCGGTTGCAATCAAAACATCAGCGTCAACAAATGTGACCTGCTCATAGCCCTTGGTTGCCATGATGTTTCCAATGGCAGACTTGGAGTATTGGGCTGGATGCGTGAGTGGTTTATCAATCAGAATGAAGTCGCAGTTATGGCGTTTGCAGTACGCCTCCATCCTCGGCCTGGTCAGATCAATAATCTTCTGCCAATCCTCACCAAAAGATTGAGTTACTAATGCTTGTTTCATTTCTCAATCCTAACCCAAGCATCCAGCGGTAGGTTCTCGCCGCAGAATCCAACTTGGATCTCTTTCTTTTCCTTTTCGGATATGCCGTAAAGCTCCCAGCCTCCGTCAATCTTAACTACGCGAGTGATCTTCATTCTCTGGGATACCTATTGTTTCCTTCGTTATCGCAAAACTTCTGGAAAGATTCCTGTGTTTCAGATTCATCGCTGTCGCTTGCTTTGTCTCCATAGTTTGAGTAAAGCCAAGGACGAGGCTTGCTGAAAAACTCATCCCAATCTTTGTCTATTTCTTCTTGGTTCATAGTCTTGGTACTTCCTTTTTGATTTGTGCTAACACGAACAGCGACCTTACCAGCGCACGCTCTAAGTGGTCAACACTTGTTTCGCCGTTATTATCTGGACAAGGCGAGGACTTGTGCAGCTGCATTTGCGCTGTGGCTAGGTGGCGAATCGCCCTGGCAATATGGTAATCGTGAGTCGGCCTATCCTTCTCCAACCAATCTCCGTAGGCAGACTTGTCTGATCCTTTACCCATAACACGCCACACAATCTCCTGTGCGGCATTGCCCATTTCTTGAATCGTTGGTGCAGTCATTTTGCAAGCCTCCTATAAAATTCGTCTAGCAATCCTTCTAGCCAAAGTACGTCTTGTGGGTCAATCATAAACTTCCTCCCATATTCATAATTGCTGTTCGAGCATCAAATGACTTACGCCATATTCTTTTCATCAAGACATCGAAATTCCTTCTCTTGACTGACTCGGCAACATTCCACAATCCAGTGCTTATCTGAGGAGATGCTTGCTTGACTTCATCTGAATCACAATATGAATCAATAATAAACTCTGGCATTATCCCGCTAACCAAAACAAGATCACCCTTATCCCGATCCTTCACCTTCCAGAATCCATCCTTGGAATGCTTAACATCAATGCCAGTGTGCGGAAGATCACCGCTGTTCTTCCTGTATGTGTCAACAGAGCCATCCCAATACAATCCAATGAACTTGGCAAATGCCATTTCCGCGCCAGCACCGTCAATGTGTTGACCCCAATATCTAACTGGATCTCCATCATATACGTTTTTAGATCCCTTTAATATTGCGCTCGCGTTCCTAGCAGCACCAACAGCTATGGCAACATTCATCTCGTATGGCTCTAATTTTACTGGGATCATAACTTCATCCCAGGAGGCGTGTAGCCTTTAACCCAAGCCCAGACTTTCTGCATTGCACAAAAGGCAATACCAGCTTGGTAGAGTTCGTCTTCGTCCCACACCTTCGTTGTCAGCTTGGTAGCATCGTTGGATGCTAGGACCACCGACACGCAGGCACACTTAGGATTCTCGCTTGCATTTCGGTATGCCCAAAGTTGGGCGCAATCTGTATCGTAGAATGGATCGTACTTAGGATTAACCTTACGATTCTTTAGGTCGATGATAGCGTCACCAATACCGCGTAGCTTGACGTAGGCATCACACCTTCCCGCATAGCCTGCGCCGACAAGACCCTTTTCGCACCAGTAGGTTTTCTCAATGTTTGCATCGGACCACTTCTTAAAGGTTTCGATGTACGGAGCAAGTGTTTCATCTGTGGATACAGCTCTTCCAAGGAGGATGTTCTCCATACATTCATGCATCCTCGTTCCGTGTTCCGCTGCCTTGGTTGTTGACTCTCTTGAGTCCTTGACGATCCTTTTCGCATAAGCTTCGAGCGTTTCATCTGCCTCCTTCGGAAGTGTGAGCGAGGACATAATGGCCTGCTCTATCTTCCACGCCGTCAATTGCGGCTTATCCATAATGCCAAGCACGCTGGTTACGGATGGGTACAATCCCATCTGGCGCGCATCGGCTACGGTTGTGTTTCTTTCTTTTCCGTTCTTGCCAATCACAACGTGGGCGGATTCACCCTCGGCTGTGTACCAATGTCCCGCCTGGTCAGTTGCGACCAGACGGGAATTAGTAGGCTCTTTAGCTGTGATTGTAAGAGCCATACAATTTAGAATGGCACTTGGTTGCCGTCTGCGTCCACCTCAACCTTAGTGGCCGTGGACTTGCCAGCAGCGGTAGCAAACTCCTTGGAGGCGCGGATTTTTTCCTGCAACCAATCGGGCATATCGTTGAACTGACCAGCTTCACCCTGTTCGATCTCGTAGTACAACTGATCGTTGGTGGTGGTAGTTGGTGCTTTCATTCCCTTGGGGAGTTTGGATGCACCTGCGATGGCGCAGTATTGCCGACCCTGCTGGCTGGTCTTGTGGATCAGCGTCAGCATAGCTGGCTTGCCAAGAAGGTTCTTTAGGCTGAATGCCTGGAGTTCCTTGCTGGTGAAGGTCTGACCGCGCCATTGTTCGAGAAGCTTGCGTAGGCTGGCTTTCTCGCCAAGGCTGCGGGTCTGCTCAATGCTGACGACCATAGGCTTTTGAACTGTGGTGCGTTTGCCATTCTCCTCGACCTCAAACTCATCGGTTTGATCGGGTAACTCAAACGTCAAGCGGACTTTAGGTGTCCACTTCTCTTGGTTATCCCAGTTAGTTTTCTGGTGGCCTAGGTCAACTAGGCTATAAAGAACGCCTACAGTAGCGCCAGCTTCGGGCAACTTGCGTTCTTGTTTTGCTGATTCACTTAATGTTAGTGCCATGTTATTTCTCCTTTATTTATTTGTTTGGGTTTATTGTTGTTGGGGTAAGGTCTTCAAAAGCTGGTGACTTAACGTAAAAGCCCTGTGCGATGGTTGCGGTCTTGGCATATTCAATAGTGACATTGGCGGGCGCGATCTGTCGAGCTAATTCACAAACGCTGTCGGCGGTCATTATGACTAGCCATTCTTTGCGACCATTGCGGCGGAAGAATACAGATGGGATCTTGCCCTTCGGACAATCCCGCTTGGCTTGCTCCATCCACTCTTCGGGCTTGAGTGCTTGGCAACGCTTGCCTTCAATATGGAATGGGAAGTTCTCGCAAACCACATCACCGCTACCGCCTTCTGGATTGCCTGCAAACTGTTGGCTACGGCGAGCCTTCTGCCATCCTTGTTCGCGCAGGTAATTTGCTAACTCTCGCTCACCCGCTGCACCTTTAGCCCGACTATTGATTTTGCCCATCCATCGGGTTTAGCTGTCAACCTGCGATGGTGTCGATATATATTTTAATCTATTTCAGTTCCGCCAAGTCTTATTAGCGTGGCTAATATCCTCATTAAATCGCCTAATCATTGCCATCATGGTCAGTTTCTCAACTATCTTCTTGTTCTTCTTAACCCAAGCCACAGCCTCATCAAAGGACTCCATGTCCTTCAATCCCTCCTCAAACTTAGCCCAAGCCTCTTTCTCGTTCACAAGCTTTGGAATACACGCCAGTTCTGACCTGTCGAGGGGCAAAGCTTAGTTGTTATGCTTTTGCACTTGGCGATGGGTAACAGCCAGAATAGATCATCATTCATACCCCAGCACGCCACATAATCCACGCCACTGATAGCGCGCTTGGGGATATTAAAGCCATTGCCACTGCTGGTGGTGAAGCGGTACTTGGTGCGCCCAGGCTCTACGGTCTGTGCGGTCTTAACTTGGATGCGGAAAAACTTATTGTTCTTCTCGGCCACGACATCGTACCCAGCAAAATCCTCGTAGGGCGTAAGCACGTTGTATCCGCACCGCAGCAACGCGCCAGTAACGCGAGCTACTCCTACCGCACCAACTTGGCGTGATGTTAATTTCATCCTTGACGGCATTCGGTTTGTGCTAGAGACTTTTCCCAATGAAAGCAATAATAACTATGACACTGACGGCGATGCTGATGGCATCGGTGATGGCTGATGATGATGAAGCTGACGCTGCTGATTTTGTGGGAGCAGTGCTAAAACGCAACGGATTCTCATGTGGCCGTGGATGCGTAATATCCGAGGATGGTGGAATGGCTTATTCATCGTCATCTGGTAGGTCAATAATTTCAACTGATGGTTTTTATTATAAGTCTGGAAGTAGTGTTGTTGGAAAAGATGAAACATTCATATCGAAGTCTAAGAATTTCTTTTACGGAACTTCCACAACGATTAAGGCTGGTTCTGCCTATATGAATGAAGGTGCTGTTTGGGTTGGATCTCAAGAAGAGGACAATGATTAAGCTCCAAATATTGCGAGCCTATTTCGTATTCTGCTTTCGAGTCCACCAATAAACTTCTTTCTGGCTGGGTTGCGTTGAGCCATTCGGTATTCGTCTTGCAATTGAGCATCGCTGGCTGCACGCATTAACGCCTTTGGGTCGACTTGGTTGATGGCTTGCAATGTCTTCGGACCTAATCCTCCATCTACCGTCACCTTCTGCCCCAGCGTGTTCAATCCTTGCTGGATGTACTTCGTTGCGCCGCCCATCCCGCGATTAAACGCGAGATCCTGTGCGAATGGTTGGACTTCTTGGGGAAGTTTAGAGACGAATGGGCTGGTGTACTCTTTGACGTATTGTGCCGCAGCCTGCGCTCTTTCTTGCGCTGGGAGCGATGAGATTCTTTTGAAGGCATCTGGATGATACTTGTCGTTAATACCAGCAACCTCAAAATTACCACCCATATCTCCTGCTGGCAATTTATAGACCTGCACGTTTCCTTGCTTGTCCTTCCTTGCCTCAAAATCAATCGTCTTTAACGCTGCTGTTTGTAGTGCATCTTGTTCTGGTTTTGTTTGCATAGGCTGTTGTTCCTCTATGAAGTCAAGTTCTGGTTGTTCTGGCACAGATTGTTGTACTTGCGGTGCTTGCTTGGCGTATTCTCTAGCTTTCTCAATTGGGGCAATCCTTCTTATCTCTTCTGGTACTGGCTCGTATCCAGTTCCAGTAAGCTCTCTTGCCACCATATCGTTTCGCAAGGAAACATCCTTGGATGGGTTTACTGAAAACTTCATTGTTTTTGGCCTTGCTTAATTTTTGACTCATTACGAATCAAAAACTCTTTTCTTGCGTCACTGCCAACTTGAGAATACGCGCTCTTTAATGCCCTAACCTTATCCTCGCTACCAAGCCTCTTGAAGCCACTATCACCAAGCAATGCTTCAGCAGCAGCGCGGTTGGCTCGGCCTCTTATCTTTGAGTATTTTTCATACAACTCTGGAGATAGCCTGTACTTTTCGTTGCCAATCATAAATTGCTCTAAAGGCTTCGGTGGTATCACATCTCCATTTTCAGTTTCCTTGAATAGCTTGTAAATTGCCAAGGTGGTTTTATCGTATGTTGCTTCTCTTGACTTGGTGAAATCAAAGAAGTTGTACATTACTGGATCAGCACCTTCTGGTGTCTGCGGTATTTCTCTTCCCCATATATCAATCTTTCTTGGCAAATCCTCTGCATAGCCAAGAAGCTTCCTCTTGAGGACTTCGCCAAATAAATTTAGCGTTCTTTCTGTTGTATCTTCACCCTCAATATCCTTAATCTTTATTTTCTCTGGTAATGAATCGCTCATAGACCTTGACACAGCACTAAGCGTATTGGGGAAAACTATTGAAGATACTGTTCCAAAGTAATTGGCAATCCACTTATCCATCCTATCTCTCTTGCCGTCCAGCATTGCCGAAAGAAGGCTGTTTGTTCCCTTCAGAAAGCTTTGGTTCATAGCAAATGACAAGGTTTCTGGGACAAGTGCAGTTAAAAATTCTGGACTTATAAATTCACCCTTGTCCGTTGCCTTACTTGCCTCATTCCAAGTTGCAAGCATTCCGCCAACAATCCCCATTTTCTCAAGATTCATAACACGATCACCAGGCTGGAGGTCTGTGGAATCACCCTCCGCAAATCTTTCCAGCGCGCTAAGGTTTATTGTTCGAGGAGGAAGTGTTTTGTATTGTATGTCCCTAGTCTTCTCGGAATCCTCTGCCGACCCGCCAATCACCCCAGCGTCCGACAATGTTTTTGCAACTGCCCCTATGGTTAGGCTTGTTAATGTTTTTCCTATTGCCATGTGTACGCCTCTAGCGTCCTTGGATTGCATTGCTGGTATTCCCTTTGTGACGAGCGCATAACCAGGAAGCGAATAATCAAGCATTTCATCGATCACATTTGCTGGTGTCTTTGCGTATGGGATAATTGTCTTCCCAAGAGTCCTCGCCAATCCAACCCTATTACCAAGGCCAAACATATTTGATACGCTCAAGGCTGCTCTTGATAGCGGCGTGTCCTGCTGGAACACGGCTTCTGCTGCCTCTTGTTCTATTTTTCCTAAAGCTTCCGCTGATGGAAGTCTTGTTGCTACTGAAATTTCTTTTCCAATTTCTCTTTTGCCAATCGACTCAATTTGATTTCTAATGTCTTGTATTTTTGCTGAGTCAGTTGCTGTTGTTTTGGGTTTTGACAACAATTTTGAAAGCTCATTATTAAGAGAAGAAATCTTGGATACTCTTTGAAGTTGTGCGGATTCAGCCAAAAGCCTTGCTTGAGCCATTCTTCTGAATGGAGTATCTCCAAGCTGAAGTAGTCGCAACATTGTTTCTGGCGGAACGCCAAGCACCGTTTCGGCGGCCAGTCTAGCCCTATCAAGCCCAGCCTGCCCCAATCCTTTCCATCCGTTAAGAACTGGTTTAGCCAATCCAGATCCTGTCCAAAATTGTCTAAACGCTTGGGCTGGCTGGAATCCTCTTATTTTCTCTCCAGACAATAACCCTTCGGCACTGATGCCTCTTTTTAACCCAGCCAATCCTTCTCCGCCTCCACGAACAAATGCTTTAACTGTTTCCCCAACTCTTCTTGCTCCAGCCAAAGATATTGGTGATGACACAGTTCTCTCTGCAACTGGAAGTCCAACTGATTTCTTGAACGCCCTTGCTACTTCTTGGCTTATAAACGCACCCTGTCTTCCCATCGCTCTGGGCAATGAGCTTACCGCATTGCTCCAAAGATTTGTGACCAATGACAAAGGAGCAAGAAGATTTCCCTGTATTACGGTTGGCAGAGTTTCAGCAAAAAACTTTTTAGGAACAAGTCTTGACTCAAAGTTCTGGAATCTAAACGCACTTTCAACAAATCTTTTCTCTGCTTGAATTGCTTTCTGTATGTCAACATCATCCAGCGTATTTCTTGCTCTTTCCGCAAGAGTTTCATAGGTTGACCTAGTTCTGGCTTGTAGCTTAAAAAGATTTCTGGCTTCTATAAGAAGAGGCTGAGTAAGGGTTCTTCCATTCTTATCAAGAAAAACGCTTAGTGTAGCAAGGTATCCATTTTGGGTTGCCGATGGGAGAGTCCTCATTGCTGCAACAGTTTGAGCAGCTTCTGTAGGTAGTTTTATTCTTGTCTTCGCAAGATCAATCAATGACTTAACATCATTCTGTTTTGATGCTCGGTTAATTAGCTCGGCATTGGCAACTACTTTTTGAGGAGCAGTTCCGCTTTCAAAAATTCCTCTTACAACATCATCGGACTCGTTTGCTAGGGCATCTTGCAATGCCTTCTGACCAAACTTTGCATACTTTATATCCTCACTCTTTGCAAGCTGTTCGCGCACTTCTCTGTTAAGGAATGGATCTTTCACCATCTTTACTCCAGCTTGTCTATACCCAATTCCCTTTGGTGTTGCAGGCAATTCAATTGGCAATTCAACTGGAGGAACGCTTGCTTTTGCTACTACTTGTTCTGCCTTCGGAGCAACTGCCTCAACTGCCTTCGGCAAAGCACCCTCAACCGCTGGGGTTACGGCAGGTGCAACAGCTTCAGCAGCTTGAGTGGCTGGGCGAGTTAATGCGCCGCGAACTCCTTTTGCCAATCCAACCAACCCACCGCCAGTAGGCGTAAGAATGGATGCAGCCGTTGTGGTTATTGGATACTTCTCAACATCGCGCTGTAATACTTCGCTGATTCGAGCCATACGCTCTGGACCTAGCAACGCTTTACCAGCAGCCTCTTGACCCTTCTGGCCTGCGATAAATCCACCGATACCAGCAATCGCGCCAGTAGCCAGCTTTGGGAGTATACCTCCAGGTGTAAGTGCAGCAGCGGTTTCAGCAGCCACAGCACCAGTGGTTGCGGGGATTACTTGGCTTGCAACAGTGCGAGCAATCGCGCCTAGCCTGCTGGGTTCTTCTGGCTCAAGCTCAAAGGAGTCAACATTGCCATCCTTGTCAGCCTCAAAGCGTACCACCTTGCCGTCCTTGTTTCTTCCAATTGCAAATCCAACGCCTGTAGCTTTGTCCGTTCCAGAGGATACGGTTTCGATGCCCAACCTCTGTGCTTCCTTTACGGCTGGGATTGCTGGAGTCTCGATAATGCCTTCAGCCAACGCCTGCGCTGTTGGCTTGTATCCTTCCGCTATCGTTCCGTCTGGCCTGCGGATCGCGCCCATTGCATCCAAGGCTTTGCCAGCCTCAATGGATGCTTGCCGTGGAGTTGCTCCAGCCTGTAGCTGACGCTGTGTTTCTTGATCTAGTAAAGCCTTGCGTTCTGGCGAGATAACTTCCTCTGGCTTGCCACCAGATGCGAGATATTCGGCTTTGGTTAAGTTTCCAGCTTCCTCTTGAGAAAGCGGGGCGAACTCTAAATCTTGTTCCTGCTCTGGAACGAACTCAAGCTCTGGCTCTATAGCCATTGCTTACTGCCTCGCTTGCAGTCGTCCTGGCTTTCCGTTGATGTAGATAAGTTCCCCAGGCTTCACGCCTGCTGCCCTTGCTTCTTGAAGACTATTGAAATTCTTTGGTGCTTGGGGTTGGGCTGGTTGCTGTTCCATTGTTGGTGCAGCAATAGCTGGCGCGCTTGGGGCTGTAGCTGTTGGTGCGCCTTCTGGAGTCTCGGTTTCCATTTGACCAGTTTGCCTGTTGAATCCAAGCTCTGCCATTCTTCCTTGAAGCACCCCACGTTCGGCCTCAAGCTCCTTCATTACATCGGATCTTTTCTTCAGCCCTACAAGACCAAGACCAAGCTCCATAGCTCCAGTGCGAGTGTCGCCTTTTGCAATCTCAAGTTTTTGTTTAAGTCTTTCAGCGGAAAGCTTACGCAATCTGTCATTGATTGATTCCCTTTGAGCCTGAACTTCCTCGTTCTCCAATGATTGCTCATTCGTGATTGTGCTACCAATCCCAGCGAGATAAGGAGCAAAGGCTGGATCTTGGCTTAAAGTAGGAAGATCCTTTAGCTTGCCTTTGACTTTCAGTCCACCCTTTTCAAATGTAAAGTCAACGTCTGGCTGTTCCTTGATAGCCATTGCACGCTCTTCAAGTGCCTGCTTTCTCTGCGCTTCAGCAGCAGCTTGCTTCTGAGCCTCGTCCTGCCGAAACATATCCATCATTGCTGGTATATCTAATACTGCCATAAATCTCCTTATATCTTGATTAGGTTGCTAAGACCAGTAGCAATCTGACCAAATTGTTCAGCCCCACTCGGCTGCCTAGAAATCGCACCAACCTGCGCACCGTAAGTCGATCCAGCATAATCCGCCAACGTATTGTAAATGCTGGCCGCATTCTGCGCGCCAACGAATCCAGCGTTAGGATTGACGTAGGCATACGGATTGGCGGCTGAAGGCGTAGCTTGGAATCCACCAGTAGATTGAGGTGCGGATGCAGCAAGATAATTGTTTAGAATATTCTGCTGTTGCCCCAAACGCTGGGAGGCCAAGTTGTACAGCGTAGGACCGCTTGCAATAAACCCTTGAGCCGCGCCAAGGCGGGATTGAGTAAGGGCGTTACGCAGACCAACGTCACGCGCAATTGCGTCTGACATGCTTTGACCAGAAGCCAAGAATCCTTGCGCTGCTCCGAGGCGAGCCTGTAACCTTTGCTCCCCAGCCAATCCAGTTGTGACTGCTTCCTCTACGGCTGGTGCAACGCCAAAGATATTGCCTCTGGCAGTCTGTGCTGCCCTTGCAGCCTGCTGATACTGCCTCTGCTCTTCCGCACCAAGTTGTGAGCCTAGCGCAACTTGACCAGCAATCCGTTGTTCAACATCACGCCTAAAGGCTTCTGTCTCTGGGCTGGTCGTTGCCTCAAGAGGAGTTTCGGCCATCGTCTGGTACTGCTTGGAAAGAGCGCGGACAGTTGCTCCAACAGTGGGGTCAATCTCATCAAGCTGTCTTAGTGTTCGTTCTTCTGGAAGGCGTAAGGATTCTCTGAATTGCGATATTGCACCAGTAGCTTGCTCGCCAGATACGGGCTGATAATTCTCGAAAAGATTCTTAGCCTCAAGAGTATCCTTTTGCGCCTCTGCCAATTCTGAATTTAGGCTATCAATTGATTTCTGTGCTTCGGCACGCCTAGGGTCGTTTGCTGGAAGATCGGACAAGAACTGGTTGGCTTGAGCAATCTGGCTCTGCAGATCGGTTGTTGCGGCTGTGCCAATATCATACAGACTTTTATACTCATTCTTTCTGGCCGTGTTGATGTCATTAAGAATCTGATCGTCTGTAACTTGAGAGTTTAACTTCCCAGACAACGCATCAGTTCCAAAGACTTTATTGGCGCGAAGATTTGCAAGCCCAGTATCAACCTTGGCAAGATCGGCGGCCCTTCCTCCAATGCCTTGAACAACATCAGATAGGCCATATCTAGTAAATGATTCTTGAAAGCGAGGAGCTAGATTCTTTGCGTCAGTAGCAAGGCGAATGGCAGATTCTCTGCTTTGCAAAAGTTTTTCTCGCGCATTGTTTTGGCTTTTGTTTTTGGCCCAAGCCTGATCGACTTGTTTTTTCTCAACAGCAGTAAGCTTATTGTATTCTGGAGATCCAGGGATATTCTTGCCCTGCTCTTCCAGAATCTTTCTTTGGGCATCATAATTATTGATTGTCGTATCTACGTCATTGATTCTATCAATAATACTGCGTTGATTTTCGCTTATATTCTTTCCAGAAAAATCTCTTACCGTTCTTCCCAATTTTTGAAGGGTTGCCTTATCCGCATCGTTTATGTTCTCAAGCCCAACCGATATTGCAGCCTCAAAAGCTTTCGAGTAATTATTTACTGCTTGTGTAAAGTTCGCTGGATACTGTGAGACTGTCTCTATTCTAGGGCGAGCTTCTTCAAACCTTTGACCCGCCTTTGCGATGTCATATTTCAATACTTGTTGGGTTATGTTTTCTTGCTTGCCAGTAACAGGATTTGGCCTTTGCCCCACAACTACTGTTCCAGAAAAAGCAAAATTGGCTGGGTCTAGTTTGTAAACATCCTTAATTAACTTCTCTTCTCCGCCAGCTACGTTGAATTTGCCCTTAGAGTCAATAAGCGACTCAACATCCTTTACTCCAAGTTCCTTGAACCTTGCGGCTTCGTTGGCCTGCTTTATGTCGTAACCGCCCTTTGCAAACTTCGTGTAATCCAAACCAAGCGACTTTACTGCATACGCTTTGTTGGCTTTTGTGAGATCATAGGAACCGCCAGACTTAAACAAGGCTGGATCTAATCCAAGATTTGTTTTTAAATATTCTTTCCTGGCTGCAGTTAAATCTGCATTGTTTGCTGATGTAACATAATTTTCTGGATTAGCCAATTGTGGCAATGCCTTCTTAATTGTATTAATGGCATTATTTCTTTTTGTAGCAGCCGCTGTTGCTGCTCTTTCTGCTGCTGTTGCCATATTAGCCGACTCCTACTCTTGGCAGATTGCTCAAGTAATCAACATTGCCTATTCCCTGCGATTGCTGGACATTCTGTGGAACTGCACCCATAGGAGATTGGCCATAAAGGCGAGCGAACTGGACTGCGGCTTGTTGACCCAAGCCACGCTGAGTTGCGTATGCTTCTGGAGCCATTTCAAATTGACGGCGCATAGCCTCCAAAGAACGTTGTGGGCCAAGCTCACGCTCAACCTGCAAGCCAGCTTGGGCTGATCTCTGCAAATCCAAGGCTGACATCTGGCGTTCTAGTTCACGCTGGCGCGGAGAATACTTCTCCCGCAACCTTTGTTCCAGCGCAGCAATTTCTGGCTGTTTCTGAATATAGGTCTCAAGGCTTGAGCGATAGAAAATATCATTCGCCTGAGCCGCCTTCAGCGGATCGGGCGGAGGCGGAGGTGCAGGAATAGAAGGACCGCCACCCATTAGAGTAAAGCCTTTCGCATAAATTTCATATATTCGTAACTCCTTGGTTTGCCAGAACGATTAAAGGTGATCCGCTTGCGAGGACCGAAACGCTCTGCCAAGAGCAACAGCAAGCATCGTAAGGATTTAGCACCTTTTGAGGAGATAGTCAAATCAACAAACACATTCTCACCATCTTCGCTATGCACATAATGGTCAGCCTTTTGCCCATCCTTTATACACCTAGCCAAAGCCACCCCAGCTATACCTTCCTCATCCCTTACTATTCCGACCATACCCTGCTTCTCGAACCATCCAAACCACTCAGCCAGGTTAGGCCACATAGCCTCTGGAACACCGCTTTCCTCAATGTATTCAATAGCCGTCATATATTCTTTTGCACCTCAATGGTGTCTGGGTTGGCGGCAATCATAATTTGCTTAATGGAAAGCTTCTTACCTGGAGCCTCCATCTTGAACTTCATATTGCGCCACTTCTGATAAGACCTAAGACTATCAGCCCTAAAGTTGTAGGTCTGAGCCGAAAGCGTAGCTGGTAGCGTGAATGGTAGGGTTAATCCTCCTGGGGTCGATGTGTCTACGGCTGTTCCAATTGTGACATATTGAGAGTCTGTCTCCCGCTTCATGCCTATGGTGCAATTGGTGGCTGTGGAGTAATAGTACTCCATCTCATAGTGCGACCCATACTTCTTTGAAATCCTGTCGTCAAAATCGTAAGCCTTGGTCACAACGTAGGACGCATAGGAAGTTCCGTAGTCCTTGTACTCTGTGTTGCCATCACCCTGCAAATCTGGATCAAGGTAATCGTAAAGATGTCCAACCTGTCCTGTAGGACTGCCAACCGCAAGCTTTACGCAGTTTACTGAGTACCCACCAGAGAAGTTGGTCTTGGTCATTGCGTTTGCGGCTATTGACCACAAGCCCTCAAATGATCCAAACAGCGTGTTGTAAACAAGCACATAATTGCAGGTTGTTGAGTTGTCCAGAGGAAGAGCCAGATAATACCTGTTGTTATGGAACGCTCCGTTTGAAGAACCAATATAGCTCCTATTGATTCTTGCTATCACATTCTTAACTGGCTCGCTAAGAGTTGGGCCTACGGTGTAAAAATCATCGGCTGCTGACCTCACAACGCTTCTTATTCCGTCATTAGACAGGAATAATACATCCTTGTTGGTAAAGATTGCGGATCTGGATGCTTGACAACCAATCTTGTCGTTAATCAGTCTTACAGTCCAGCCAGAAGCAGTTGTTGAGGTTGGATCAACAGTTACTAGGTAAATCTTGTTTGGTTTGAAAACGAGCAATTCAAAGTCAAAGAATGGCTGGATGGCGATAATGTCCTCGCCATCATTACCACCGACAACGATTGTATTGGTTGCCTTCCATACCTCAGCATCAAGGATGTCGGATGCGTAAAGCGTGTTGCGATTATCGCCAGTTCCAACTGCAAATAAACGATTGGTAAACTGGCGAATGAGGCGAAGGCCAGATGGCGAGAGAGCAGAAACGCTGGCTGTTGCTGTTGCGCCAGACCCGCCTCCACCAGTAATTGTAACTGTAGGTGCTGAAGTATACCCAGAACCAGCGTTTGTGACTGTTATTGCAGTTACCTTATTGGATGCCACTGTTGCAACCGCGCTGGCCGTTGTTCCGTATGCTAGGTTGGGCGCGCCAATTGTGACGGTTGGGGCAGAGCCATAGCTAGTTCCATCGTTTGTAACTGTAATTGAAAGAACACTTGTGCCTTGCCTAAATGCCGTTGTTCCGTCCGTAAAATGCAGATTGCTTGCTCCATCCGAATAATAAAGCCTGTTATTAAACTGAGAAAAATCAACCTGTACTGCGCCGCTTGTTACAGTTCCAGAGGTTGTGGCAAAGCTTGTCGCACTTGTTGATTTGAAAATTGCTCCATTGCAAGCAACAACAATTTCCTCAATGTTTGGCGTGTCAAAGTAGTGCATACCCTGAATTCCTGATCCACTCGATACGTTTGCAGATACTTGCTCAATGCCTTGCCTAGTCTGGAGGATTCCAGACGGGCTAATCGTCATGTTGGAAATTTCGCTGGCTTGATTATTTGCAATTAAGCTTGGGGAAATTCCAGAAGCTTGCCCACCCTCAAAGCTGGTAGACCCAGCAATTGACAGTACATCGTCTGTTGTGTCTATGTAGTAAGGCATAAAGCCTACTTTAAGCTGAGAACATTTCTTCTATGGTTAGTTCGCCAAGGCTTTGTGGGGTAATCTGTTTCACGCCTCCAACCTGGCTCAACTCGTAGTTAGCCATAGCTGCAAGATCAGAATTTGCCCCTTGTGTAATTACCTGTGCCTTGGTGTACTGCCGTTCACGCTCCAGTGCATCAGCGTGAGTCAGGGCAAGAACCAAGTGATGAACGTGGGGCAAACGAAGTTCATCACCAAGAGCGTCTGTGGATGGAGGGAAGTCAACAATATAGTTGGAGCGAGTGATGCATTTCAGCTTCTCCACAACACGCAAAGGAATCGTTCCAGATGTGGCAAGCCTTGGGTAAAGGTTAAGCTGTGCAACGCCACTGCTGTTGCGCCCTGTGAAATGGTAGGTATCTGGATCGCCAGTGCGGTCATCAGAAAGCAAGCCTGGGTCTTGGCTTACAATCGTTGCCAAGTCAATCGGATCAACCTCGGCATCGTTGTAAGCCACAGAGAGAGGAGTTTCTACATTCGTACCAAGCGTGATTGTGCGGCTTGTGCCAACCGAATAGGTGGAGTTGGTTACAGTCTCGCGCCAAGGTGCAAAGTCCCACACTCGGCGGTAGGCCAAGCTTGCAGCCTTCTGCAAGAAGGTAAGCGTATCCGAGTCGGTCTTGCCAACCTTCTCGCCAGCGTACTGAGCGATTTCAGTTAGGGTCATTTAGCAAGCCATCAGCACGCATGGGACGCAATAGCTTCCGTCCTCGTAGGTGCAAGTGACATTTGTTGAAGTAACCTTGGCTATAGTTTTAGATCGGATAATATCATCGCCTTGAGGCTTGGCCGTTCCATCGCCAGCAGACATTAATAAATCACCACGATTAACGCTTGTTCCTTGAGCAATACGGATAATCATATCTCCTGTCATTGCCATATTCAAATCGTATGGATTGTCTTGATCGTCATTATCCCAATTAACAAACACGCCTGCTGTATTTGAATCGCCCTCAACATCAGAAATTTTAACTTTGTTTAGCTGTTCGTTTTGAAGAAGATTCCCATCAGCATCTCTCCATTCGCACATTGCATCAAGATTGGATAATACAGTTCCCTTTTTGATTTCTGGATCTCGCTGTCCATTGGGAAGCTGTGACCATCTTGATAAATGTCCTCCGTTATAAGATACTGTTGTTCCAGCAACAGATATGCTTCCCTCACCAGTTCCATCTTGATAAAAAACAACTAAAGAACCATCGTTTGATGTTCTGTTTATGCTCATTATCTGCCCACCAGATACGGTCAACTCGTTGATTGCTGGTGATAGCAAAACTCCCGACTGAGCAATATTTGATGTTGCCTTACCAAATAATACATTCCCAGACGACTCAATTCGCATCCTTTCTGTTGCTCCAGCAGAAACCTTTAAATAAGATCCGTTGAATAAAATATCTCCACCATAAGTTCCAGATGCGGTTCTGAAGAATAATTTTGAATCATCGGTTCCAGATGACTGAATCCCGATCCCTGTTTCGCTTGATCCCTGTTTTACCTCAAGCCTACCACCAGTATCATTTGAGGTTGTTCCAATAAGAACTTTCCCACTCGAATCAATGCGTAGACGTTCTGTGCCGCCAGTTTGGAATATAAGTGGATGTACTGATTCTGCTCCTAAATATGCACCTGAGTATGACGAATCGTATCTTGCTCCAAAGTCTGCAAATACTACTCCATTTCCAGACTTAACATCTATTCTTGCGTAATTATACGTTGAAGTATTGTTACCAAGTGTTGAGTTAGTATTTGTTACTCTGATTGATGGAAAATCTGAAACTGAACCTGAGTTGTCAGATTTTGCAATATCTAGAAGTGCCCCAACAGTAGTTGCTCCAATCCCAACCCTACCACTCGCATCAATCCGCATCGCCTCCGTTCCACCCTCGCTAAACGCAATGGTGTCTGCCGCTGGGAAGAAGATTCCAGTGTTGGTATCGCCAGTAGGAACGATTGCTGGGGCTGCTGCTGTGCCTGTGCCTGTGGTGACAAGAGTTGTTGCAACTAGGGTTGGGATTGTGCCAGTTGTAATCGTAGCAGCTGTAGATGTCGTAGTCCCAAACGTGCCTGTCTCAATCGTTCCAGTAGTAATTGTGGCGGCTGTAGATGTTGTAGTTCCAAACGTGCCTGTCTCAATCGTGCCAGTTGTAACCTTGGCCGTTGGCAGGGTTTGAGTGAAGTTGGCTACTGTCATCCGCTTCAAATTATTTGAGTCTGAAGCATCACCAATAAGCAATGTATCGTTTGTTGCAATAACAGTCTCAGCAGTACGATCTTGAATAAAGCCAGAAGTAGGCGTTGCGTTGGTAACTAGATTGCCCAGCTTGGCGGCTGTTACGTCATTGGATACCCCGTCAACAAATGTAGTTCCTGCGGTAAATGAAGCCATTGTTTAGTCTCCTAGTTAGAAAGGCGGTTTTTGAGGACATCCCAGGCCATTGAGCAAGCAAGCCCTATTAGCCCAGCTACAGCCAGAACCTTCGTCCGCAGGTGTTCCAGCGCACCTAATCTATTAGCAACATCCCCATGAAAAGCAAGTGACTTTTCGATCATAGAGTACAATGTCATTTGACGCTCCTCCATCCGAACAAGAGCGATTGACACGTTCTGCACCTTATCGCGCAGATCAGCCACTTCATCAAGACTCACGACCCTTACCCTCCAAGTATCTTAGTGAAACTGCAAGATGGACAACGGCATCCACAACCTCGTCCCGATCTCGGCCTTCCTCGACTATCCGCTTGATGCTTCTGTTGACAGATAGGAGATGCTTTACCTTGCCAATGTACTTGGTCTCCTTGACCATGTTGTTGTTCTCCACGGCAAACTTTAACGCCTCCTTGAAACAGGCGTATTCCTGCCCCGTCATTAAGAAACGCAAACTCAAATTGGTCAGCCACATGGCGATGCGTTTCATTTGACATTACCAGCGTCCGTGGCTGCTCCCATATCGGAATAGCGAGGCAGTACATTGTTATCCGCTGGCTTGGGAGAGCAGGAGCAGAGCAAGAGGGTGAGGATGAGGAGGGGCATTATGTTAATCCCCATTTTTGGTATAAATAGTTTTCTATTGATGTTCTGTCGTTAGCTGAAAGAACGGAGTTGTAAACAATCAGTTCCGAAATATCTCCGTTAAAATAATATAAAGTAACACTATCGGTTGATCTTCCTATTGTTTTTTCTGATGAGCTGAATACATTTACAGCCGTTGTAAATATTTGTGTTTTATTTAGCCTTGCTGTCCAAGAGGCACTTGTTGCCGACACATTGTATAGGTGGAAATTTGTAAGATTTGGTGTCGGATTCCCAACTGTCTTGCGTGTCGTTGCCAATGTTGAGTCGTATATGTTTCCATCAACCCAAGTGTAGTGCGATGCAAGCCCAAAGGCAGGAGTAGCATTAATAAACATTATTGGATGGCCTGTTTTTGATTGATCTGTTGGTGGGTCTATAGCAATTTTTAACACAATAAAATAGGAGGCAGAAGTCAGTCCACTAAAAGCAGAATCCATTTCCATGAAATCATTAATTGAATCGAACCTTACCGAGTTTTTTCCATTTTGTGTTGCAATCTTTAAGATTGGCCTATTCCCAGATGTGGCTTGCTTAAAATCTTTTTGAGACGTGCTTTTGTCCCGCCATCTAGCTATTGACCCACCATCAGTTGTCACATTATTTCCGCCGCTTGTTGCATCAAATAACGATGTCGAATCGTTAGCGTCTAACCACATAATAAGCCCAGATATTTTGTTTGGATTAAAAGCTCTGCGTACCATCATATTCTTTGGCAATGGGCTAGTAGGCGAATACAAAGGCATCGCCTACTCCTAGCTCAACTGCGTGACTTCAGCAGTTCCAGCGGTAGCAAAGATACCGCCGATCAAGCCTGTGTATCTGAATGGAACTTCATAGTAATCTCCAGCACTTAATCTGATTGTAAATGCAGACGTGCTTGTTGTTGCTGTGCCTAGAGTGACGTGAAGGTTTCCTGGCCCAGAATTAAAAATTGTGCAACCAATCCTATTCCCATTTGTTGGTGCAATTGTTCCGTAGCTGGTAGAGGTGAAATCGGTAGGACCAGTTCCGCCAGATGTTGTTGCTTCTTGCCTTGTTATAACAGCATTTGGAACATTAACAGAAAGTTCTCCGCTATCTGCAATTTCAAACAAGCTAGAATAGCCTCCGCCAATAATTTCAGCAGGATTCCCAATGTTTGCGGTTACCCCATCAGCAACATCCGCTTGAAGCGTTGTAACCAACGCCTCTAGCTCTGTTAGGTTAGCATTGATCGATAAGCCAGTACCGCCAGAAAGCGGTCCTAAACTCTCAATAATCGTGTTCCATTGGCGTCCCATATATTTGTCCTTTTTAGTTTAACACGCTAGGGCGTGTAGTAAAGAGTGGAGGTTGGGGCTGGGGATGATCCACCCAGAGCACTCCAAGTTATTAAATCTGTACTGCTATATGTATCATTTCCTTCGATACCATCGTACAATATCCATTGGTCTTCACCTGGAAACCAAAAAATTTGGCTACCATTAGGATTATCATATTGGGGCTTTCCACTACTTATTGTTACCCCATCCCAAACATATTCACCATTTGATGTCGCTGTACCAGCACCAGAGATTAAGATCCTAAAAATCGTGCGACCACCAACCTTGCTGGTGTTTTGCACTCCTAGTCCTATGGATAATCTTGGCATAAAATCACAATGCAATCACCCGCCAAGGACTAGAACCTTTGGCGATGTGATTACTTCAATCATTAACCAGCTATGTAACCAATTACAGTGCCAGTTCCAGCCGTGTAGCTGTTGAATTCACCGTAAATGATGTTGCCTGCGCCAATCGTAACGCCTGTCAGAGTACCATCGAATTTACCACTAATCGTGCTAAACGTGGTATCTGCAAGCATCTGGATCGCCCAGTAGCCAGCAGGAGCTGTTCCAGTTGTCCCTACGGAGAATCCGTATTGACCTTGGAATTTATCTAGTGCGCGAGACATTAGCTATGTAGCGCGATGCGATAGCTCGTGCCGTTAAGAGTCACGTTCAAGGACGCAGGGGCTGTTGCAACTGTGTTAACAGTGCCACCGCTGGAGCTTGCCGTAAACTCAATTACGTTAGCAAAGTTAGATCCGTCAATGCGGACTGACTTATTCTTCGCCTTAATCGGACTGCGTTGAAACTCAGATGCCATATTTTTTTCTCCTTAAAGTCGCACGTTTGATGCTATCTGGCGTGAACTTGCTTTTGAATCTACTGCCAAGCTTTTGTTCTTGGCGATAGTACCCCTTCATTAAGTTTGTTTGATTGACTCCCAGCGGGTTGTCGAGGGGTTCGCCAACCCCCACTAGGCTCAATCTTTGCGGGACGGTGAATCGTTTAAGGTAACGAGGGACAGAATCCCTTTCGGCCACAGCCTTTTCCAGTTCGACAACTTTCCCATTTCTGGAGTCCTCGTACTGGTAAACAGGCATTAGCTATAGTTTTCCTTATCCGACTCCTCGGCCATCTTCATCATACGGTCTTCTTCGGACTCTTCGGGTACAGCGGATTCTTCTTCAGATGCTTCAGCCATAGCGTTGTTCACACGCACCATAGCCACGCCACCTTCAATTTTCTCCACTACACCTTCCAATTCCACCATGTCTCCAGCTTCTGGTGTGGCGTTTTCTTCGCCTTCACCTAGCTCGAACATAGAGATCGGCAATTTAACCAATCCTTCTTTCATAGCTGGTTTCTCCTTAGTGGAAGAGGCTGGGGAGGTTTTACCCTCCCCAGCTTTCCGAGGACCCATACCAATGACTAGCATGGTTCCCATTTAATTATTAGCTGTAGTTGGACTTCGCAACGATGACTCGGAAGAACCGAGGATCGAGTTGCTTGGCCGCGTAGAACGTCTTGAAGGACGCAACAACGCGCTGTCCATAAGGATCGCTCTTATCAGCAGCATCAAGGATCGTGACCTTCGGAGCGAAGGGCGAGCCAGAGGCGGCCAATGAAGACAAGCTAGGAACACCAAACGCGCCACCACCGAGGAGGACGTTTGCATAACCAGTGTTAACACCAGTTGTTCCTACGCTGTTTTCAGCGATACCAGAGGCGGAGGTATTAAAGGTCTGGACGTTGGTCGAAGAAATGACCGACACGCCAAACAATTTACCAGTCTCACCTTTGAAGATTTGGTCGGGAGCCGAGTAGCTCGACACCTTCAACCAATCATCGTCCTGCTGTAGATCACGGATAACGGCAGGATGCGCAACAAGCGCGTAGCCGTCCTTGATCTTAGGAGCGCGGGCGATGAACAACGAAGTCGCACCATCGAGCAAGTCGGTGGCGGTCATTGCGCTGTTAGCAACGGACGAGGTAGCCCAGGTCGTGCCGTTCGTTGTGTTTTGAGCATAACGAGCGTAGGACTTGACTGCTACACCAGTACCAGTGCTGGTCGAGGAGTCCTGCACCAACGCACGGTGACAGAGGGTGTCAGCGTGGAGGGCGGCATCTTCGCCGAGTTGTTTAGTGGCCTGGGCAAGATGAGAAAATAGCTCTGTAGCGAGCACGACATCCGTGAGGATGATTTTGCTTCCATATTGCACCAAGGTTGCCTCAACCGAGGACAACGTGAGATCACGCTCGTCACCAGAAGAAGGAGTCGTTCCTTCCGACAAAGCGGAGATCGCAGTGATGCTGGGATCGCCGAAGCGGAAGAACCGAATCGTTTTGTTTCCACCCGTTTTGGTCGGGTAGGGGGCTTTCATTGCGAATTGCTCCATTTGGAGCAATGGGATTGCACGTTCCAATAACGCCTTCGAGAAGTACGTCTGGAACTGTGCG